CTTTCCCCATTTGTCCCCCATTGTGCCCCTCCGGGTCAAACTTAACTTTGCATCGGAAACAGAAGAAAGGAAAAGGCTGACAAACAGCTTTTTCCGGTTTTCCGAGAGAACAAGGAACTATTCAAGGAACCATCAAAAAATGAACGGATATGGAAAATGAACGCAACCTGATGACCACCACGGAGGCAGCCCGGTATCTCGGGCTGAAACCCAGCTATCTCTACAAGATGATGATGCGCCGCGCGATCCCTTACTACAAGCCTAACGGCAAACTGTGCTTCTTCGCCAAAGAGGATCTCGACGCGTGGCTGAAACGGGTACGGGTGAAATCGCAGGAGGAGATCGACAGCGAGGCCGCACGCTATCTGGCGGGACGAGAGAGGAACAAATGATTTATCACCAATTAAGCAAAAAACGTACATGGACAATCTGACGAACAAGGAGCCGGGCATCAAGGATGGCACGGTTCAGGATTCCGCAAGCAAGGAACAGAAGAGAAAAGAGAGCAGGCCCGTAATCGGCGCGAAGGCCCAGACCATTCTGGAGTTTCTCCG